AATGTAAATGACCTCGCTAAAACAATGGATATTTTGGCACAAGCAGGAAAAGAGGGCAGATTTGAATTAAAAGATATGTCTGCCGCATTCCCAAGTTTGACCGCAGGTGCAAGTATGCTCGGTATGAGAGGTGTGCCGGCTGTTGCTGAATTAGGTGCGGCACTTCAAGTCGCTATGAAGGGTGCAGGATCTGCTCCCGAAGCGGCAACAAATTTTGAAAGTTTCCTACAAGCAATAACATCACCAATGGCGGTTAACAGATTTAAGGAATTATACGGTGTAAATCTTCCGGCATTTTTAAATCAGGTTATTTCAGAAAATAAAGATCCAATCGAAGAGATGGTCGTTTTAATTAACCGTTTAACAGGCGGTGATGTATTTAAAGTTTCGGAAATATTCAGGAATAAAACCGATTTGAACTTCCTTAAACCTATGATGCAGAACCTCGATGAGTATCGAAGAATTAAAGCATCAGCTCTTGGTGCAGATGGCATTATGGATGAGGACTTTAATCACATGATGGAAACAACAACAGAGCAATTCAAACTCTTAAAAATCAATATGAAAGAGTTGGTGTTCCCTCATTTACATAAACCGATTGAAAAAATAAACGAACTTTTGACAAAGATAAATAAACATCCAATTCTACAAAAAGGAATCTTCTCGGCAATTATCGGGACAATCGGAGTCGGATTAGTTCTCACAACACTTGGTACAGCCACGATACTTGTCGGAAAACTTGTTAAAGGATATGGTGCATTTTTAGGTTATGCAAGAGATTTAACTCCTGTTTTAGTTCAGAATTCAATCAAACTGCTTGAATTTTTAGGATTAAACACGACTGCTCACAACCTTACTTTTGGCAGAAAGATTATGGCATCAGGTAATCCGCTCGGCTTGGATATGAAAAACTTTTCATTCGGAAACGGTTTAATTGCCGACATTCGCCGTATCGATAAAAACTTAAAAGAGGGCATTATTAAAGGCTTTAAGGATTCAATCAGGGCAATTCCTGCTAATTTTACAAGAGGTTTAATTGCGTTCAAAAACGGTTTTCTTGGCATACCGGGAATGATTAGTAAGGCAATTATGGCTTTCAGAGCATTTTCAGTTACGCTTCTTACCTCGCCGATCGGGTGGATTGCACTTGCAATAGGTGCAGTCGTATTTGTAATTTATAAGTTTTGGAAACCGATTACTGCATTCTTTAAAGGTGTATGGCAGGGATTAAAAGAAGGTATGCAACCATTGATGCCTTTATTTAAAAGAATTGGGGAAGCAATAAGTCCTTTATTAAAACCTGTAAAAGCACTTATTGATTGGTTTAAGAAACTTATCAAGCCTGTTGAGGACACAGGAGGTAAAGCCGAAGCAATGGGAGTGAAAGTCGGAAAAGCAATTGCAAATATTATCGTAAAAATTGTTGAACTCATAACGAAAGTGTTTGAGTTTGGTAAAAAAATCGGCGATATGCTTGCAAACGGAATCCTCTCAAAACTCGGAAAAACCAAAGAGGCTATTGGAAAACACGCACAAGTTATTCGTGATCATCTTCCACATTCTCCTGCCAAGACCGGCCCACTCAAAGATCTGAATAAATTAAAAATTATTGAAACTATTGTTTCTACAATGAAACCTGCACCGCTAATAAACGCTATGAATAAAAATTTAGGTCTTATGGTTGGAGGAATCCGAGGGAACATTGGAAGAGTGGCAAGCGGTGTCGAATATCAATGCCGTCAGGCACTTCAAAGGATGAATTCTCACAACTTCTAAAAAGGCACAAAGACGAGGTTGTGGCAATTCTAAAAAGAGAATTTGAACGAAAAGAGAGGTTGGCTTACTGATGTTTGCACAACTTGGCGATATTCAATTCGATTTAATAACATACTTTGACGGAATCAATGACACCATAACTTACAATTACGCTGAACACGAGCGAATCAATAACAAAACACTCTTACAGTTCTTGGGCGAGAACTTGCAAGAATTCACAATTAAATTAAATCTACATTCATCTTTTTGTGTGCCGGAAGAGGAAATCTTAAAAATAAGAACGGAAGCCAAACTTGGAAAACCGCTCAAATTCATAAAAGGGAATGGCGAATATGTCGGAGCGTTCGTTATCTCACAAATACAAAAAACAACAGAACAAACAAGTCCTGAAGGTGATTTAATTGCGATTCAGGTTGAACTTCAACTAAAGGAATACGCAGGGAAAATACCTGAAGACGAAGAAGAACAACAGGGATTAAAGAAAAAAGAATGACGGAATATTACTCATACATTACAAAAGACGGAGACAGGTGGGATTTAATCGCTAATAAGTTTTATAAAAATCCCTCAAAATATGAGCCAATTATAAAAGCTAATCCCGATGTGCCTATCACCCCAATTTTAGATTCAGGAATACATTTAAGAATTCCTGTCTTGGAAGATTCAGAGACTATCAAATTTACATTACCCCCATGGAAAGAATAAATGCTAACACCAATTTTTAAATTAGAATATAACCATAAAAACATCACAGAAGATGTTTCGGATTATGTCGTAACAATTGAATATTCCGACTACGAACAGGGACAAAGTGATGAAATAACAATTACCTTTGAAGATGCAGAGGGCTTATGGAATGGTGCTTGGATTCCATCTAAAGGTGATGCTTTGCGTTTGTATATCGGTTATGTCGGATCAAAATTATTAAATTGCGGAATATTTGAAATTGATGAGATTGAATATAATTCCCCACCTGACACCTTAATTGTAAAAGCACTTGCGACAGGGATTAAAAAAGCATTCCGTCAGCCAAATTCTGTCGGATACGAAAATAAAACCTTAAAACAAATCGCAAATGAAATTGCAAGAAAGCACGAATTAACTCTTGTCGGAGATATTGAGGACATTAAGGTTGAAAGAATCACTCAAAATCAAGAGAGGGATTTATCATTCCTGAAAAGGTTATCTGAGCAATATGGATATATTTTCAAAATTGCTGAAGATAAACTTGTCTTTTATAAATCTGAAAAATTAATCTCTGCTGATTCAGCGAAAATAATTTATAAGTCGGATTTATCAAGTATAAGACTGACAGAAAAAACAAGCCACGCATATAAATCGGTTTCAGTTGCATATCGAAACCCAAAGACAGGCAAAGATGTAACAGCGACTGCTAAAAATCCGAATTGTGTCAAAGGTGATACTCTTAAACTCTCTGTCAGAGCAGAGAATAAACAACAGGCTCTTTTACAGGCAAAGGCGGCACTTGCTAAAGGCAACTACACCATTGAGGGTTCTTTATCAATGCCGGGAAATCCTTATTTAGTCGCAGGATTAAATGCTGAACTTAAAGATCTTGGTTATTTTTCAGGAAAATACCATATAACCGAAGCTCACCATATCATTGATAAAACTTCAGGCTATGCAACAAGTTTGGAGGTTAAATCGTGTTAAGGTTTGGAACTGTAACATCTATAAATCCTCTGACCGCAAGAGCAAGAGTCCAATTCGCAGAAGACGGAATGAATTCATATTGGCTCGCAGTCCTGCAAAATAAAACATTCAAAGACAAGTTTTATTCTATGCCGGCAGTTGGTGAACAAGTCGCTTGTCTTATGGATCAAAATTCAGAAGATGGAGTAATTTTAGGAGCAATTTATACAACTGAAGATACTCCGATTATTGAAACAGAAAAGCAAGTTTCCGCAAACTTTGAAGACGGCACTTTTGCGAATGTTGATAAAGAAACTCAAACCCTCACACTTTCATTCCCCAATATACATTTAATCGGAAATATCACCCACGAGGGAACGCTTTCAAACACAGACGGAATAACATCTCAATCTGACATTACAGATAAAACATCATCAATGCAAGCAATGAGAGATATTTATAACGATCATAAACACACAGGAAATCAGGGAAGTCCAACATCTGCACCTGATAAAGGAATGTAATGACAAACTTAAATGAAATAACTTATGTTGATTGGCAATGTAAACTCAACGGAATCGGCGGTGTCGCAGAGGGCGTTGAGGATATTAACCAATGCATCGCAATAATTTTACAAACTCAAAAAGGCTCTGATCCGCACAGACCAACATTCGGTTCAGACATCATTAAATATGTGGACTACCCGATAAATATAGCGAAAGCAAACATTATCAGAGAAACAATAGATGCAATTAATCTGTGGGAAACAAGAGTAAAAGTAAATAAAACAGAAGTTGAAATCAACGGCTCAACCATTCTCATAAAAGTTGAATGGACATTGGCTAAAGGCAAAACTTCAGGATTTGTGGAGGTTACATTATGACAAAACTACCTGAGCCGAATTTTATTGATAGAGATCCCGATATTATTACAAAAGAGTGGATTGAAAAGTTTGAAGAGAAATCCGGGAAAGTTTTACAACCTGCTCAAATTGAAAGGTTGATGATTGATGTCGGAGCATACAGAGAAACTGTTTTAAGAATGGAAATTCAAGAAACAGCCAAGAAAAACCTTTTAAGTTATGCACCTCTTGATATTCTTAAACACATTGGCGAGCCTTTAGGTGTTGAACAATTAGTTGCAAGCTGTTCTGTAACAACACTTAAATTTAGTCTTGAAAACGCACTCGACTTTGATTTTACGATTCAAAAAGGAACAGAAGTCGAGACAAAAGACGGACTGTTTGTATTTCAAACGGATCAAGATGTAATCATTTATGCAGGTAGCAAAGATGCGACCGTTAAGGCAACTTGTGAAACCGCAGGTGCGGCATCGAATAATTATATTCTCGGATCAATAAACAATTTAATTACACCGTTGAGTTATATCTCAAAAGTTGAAAACACAACCATTTCATCGGGCGGTGCAGATGATGAGGAAGCTGACAATTTAAGAGATAGAATCAGACAAGCTCCCGAAAAATTCTCAAACGCAGGGAGTCGTGGTGCATATCGTTATCATACATTATCAGCACATCAGTCAATAATTGATGTCGCAATAACTTCACCGTCTCCGGGCGTGGTTAATATTTATCCTTTAACTGACGATGGAAACCCATCACAGGAGGTTTTGGAAATTGTATTAAAATATTTGTCTGATGATAAAATTAGACCTTTAACGGATTATGTCCAAGTGCTATCCCCTGTAAAACACGATTTTAATATCAGAGCAACTATTTATTTATACAAAGATGCTGATGAAACGAGTGTTTTGACAACTATAAATTCAAAGTTGGCAGAATATAAAAATCAACTGTCTGCAAAACTTGGAAAAAGCGTTATTAAAACGCAAATAATATCTATTTTGAACAGCGTTTATGGAGTTTTCAAAGTCGTGGTTGATATTCCTGATGACATAGAACTTCAGGAAAATGAATGGGCGAATTTAACTAATTTTGAAATAACGGTTGGAGGTTATGCTAATGAGTAAGTCTCTTGCACCTATAAATGACATTAATTTAAAAATATTTGATGAGATTTGTGAGGAACGATTCAAAAACATTGATTTGGAATGTATTTTAATCTCAATAATCGACAATGTTCCTGCCGATGCTCTGCCGCATTTAGCTGAACAATATCACATAACAGGGAATGAAGGTTGGATTCAGGCTTTAAGTGATACTGAAAAAAGAAACCTTATCAAATCATCAATAAAAATGCACCGTTATAAAGGTACAAAATTCGCTATTGAAGAGATTTTCAAAACATTAAATATTGTCGGAAATGTTGAAGAGTGGTTTAACTACGGCGGACAACCATATTATTTCAAAGTAATTTTACAGATTTTTAACAGATCAATTAATGAAGAAACCGAAAACAAATTAATTGCTCTGATAAATGAATATAAAAACGAGAGGTCTTGGCTTGAGGAAATTCAATTTCACCTCTCATCCAAAACCAAAATGCACGCATATTCTGCATTAGTCGAAGAAGAAACAATAACAGTAAATTCAAGAGGATCATAAATGGCTGACGAATTTTATTCATTAGTCACCGACATCGGTGCAATTAAACAATTAGAAAGTGTAAGAGACGGAGTCCCGTTTGATGTTTATGAAATCGCACTCGGCGATAGCAACGGAACATATTACACCCCTCAAACAGATCAAACTGCTCTGCGTAATGAAGTATGGCGAGGACTCATTGAAAAATGTGAATGGGTTGATAACAAATTTTATTGTGTAACAACAGTTCCTGCCTCCGTTGGTGGTTTTACAGTAAGAGAAGCAGGTGTCTTTGATTCAGATAATAATTTAATTGTAATAACGAAATTCCCTGAAACTACAAAACAAGATCCTGAAAGCGGAACTGTAAAACAATTAACAATAAGAATTGAATTAGAGTTATCAAATAAAGAACTTGCGGAGCTTGTAATTAATCCGAATATTCAATTAGTTACAAAAGACGAATTAACCGAAACTCTGACAGATATTGATAATACATATCAAAAAGTGGAAGAAAAAGGACAGCCTTTAGGTTATGCACCTCTTGATGAGAATAATAAAATTCCTCTTCCTTTTATTCCAAAACTTGATACAAAGAGCATTTTAACACCTTTCTGTTTGAACTCATGCCGGCTCGATGCAAAGGGTAACCCTGATTTATTATCCTGTGAGACTGTAAAAGTTGAAAAATACACAGCGAGTGGTCTTGGTGTTTTTTATACGGCTCTTGGGTACACATTTGAAAAAGACGGAATTGTTTATTCTGATACCGAACTGACAATTCCAAAAGGCACAATTGTTGCTGTTAATTCATCAACAAATTATATTGCATTCGGTGATATTGAAACATTATCTGAAGATGAAACAAACCCACATCATTATTCAGCCACCAACATTGGCGATTTTTATATTCAAAACACTCTCGCAGTTGGTGTTCAATGTTTCTCTGATCCCGAATTTACAAATTCAATCGGTGTTGTTACATACCTGAATCTTACAAAAATATGCATAAGCCAAGATGAAACTTATACATATAACGGGCATACAACAACACATATTTATATAACTGCTCATGCACCATTTACTTATACAACAGCACAAAGTAAAACCCACGAGGTTGAAGAAGATCTGATTTTGGATGTGGTCGACTTGTGTCCTGAAGCAGGTCAAACTAAAAACTTTAATCTGTTTGTGGTGAATGAGGATGACGGATATTCGCTTGTTGCTTTATCAAACACGATATTTACACAAATGCTTGAGCCTGATAATCAGCAGATAAATGACATTTGGTTTAAGGTGCTTGAGCCGTTGGCAAGCTATATCTACCTGTTAAATATATGGCAAGAAACAAATCTTGTCCCCGTAGGCGTGTTCTCTCTTGAGGGAGGCGAAAACTAAAAATTAAAAGGAGCGAAAAATGGAAACTAAATTTTATTACAGTTACAACGCAGAGGGTAATGCGTTTGTCGGTAAATATCCGGCATTAAAAAACCCAAGAAGACAAACGGAGTATTTATTACCTGCTATGGCAACATTTAAAGAACCCCCGACCACAAAAGAAAATGAAGTCGCAATTTGGAACGGAAACGATTGGGAAATTGAATCAGACTTCAGAGGTCAAACTCAAATCAATATTGAGACTCGTGAGGTTTCAAAGATTGATTATATTGGCGATGTTAAATCAGGCTTTCAAAAAGTAACAGAGGAAATTGCAAACGATATTCTTCAATTCCCTGATAAGTATAAACAAATTGATAATCAACTTGTCGATATTTCAGGCACAGAAGAATATAGGCAATACCTCCACGAAAAAGAAATAGCCGAGAGAAAATCTCAAATTGAATCAGAACTTTTGGAACTTGATTCAAAGAGAATTCGTGCCATCTGTGAGCCATCAATAAAAGATGAATCAACAGGTGAAACTTGGCTTGATTATTACAACAACCAAGTCGCAGTTTTAAGAGAAGAGTTAAAGAACTTATAAGGAATGAACATTGAAAAAAATCGGCACATTGAAAACCCCAACCATAAATCAAAATGGCTACCATAAAAACATTCTAACTAAAGAGAGAATTGGAACATTATTTATTTATCCGACAGATTACACCCCTGATGATTGTTTATCTTGTGACGGATATTCGCTCTTAATTATTGATTATGAGGATTTATATAAAATCATCGGAAAACAATTTAATAAAGCGAATGATCCTAACGATACATTCAGAATTCCTGATTACAATATTACAGGCAGATTTTTGCAACCTAATAGTAGTGTTGGAATACAAAAAAATGCAGGTTTACCGAATATTACGGGTTCTATGTATGCGGCTATATCTGGTGGAAGTAATATTGGTGCAATATTTAAAAGTGGCTCAGGTGCGATCTCTACCACTACTTCAAGTACAGTTGCAGGAGCTTCTATGGGTGCTTCTTACGCAAGAGCTGTAGTAAGTATAAACGCAAGCAATAGTAATTCTATTTATGGAAATTCAAATACTGTACAACCGAGTTCGCAGACAGTTCACATCTGTATTAAATACAAATAGGAAAATATATGAAAATATCAAACCTAATTACAAATGAAGTTAATCAAAACGAATATCACTTCAATAAACTAACAAGAAATAAAATCGGGATTTTATATGTTGCTCCTGTAAACATAGTTCCCGAAGACTGTCTTGCTTGTGATGGTTATGTGTTAAAAATAATCGATTACAAAAAACTTCATTCTGTAATTGGGAACTATTTCAATACAGGAGAAGAAGCCGAAGATGAATTCAGAATCCCTGATTACAATATTACAGGCAGATTTTTGCAACCGAGCAGTAATGTCGGAGTTCAAAAAAATGCAGGACTTCCAAATATAACAGGAGCATTAGTAAATCCTCCGAGCAGTGGTTGGTCTGATATATCAGATCTTTCTGCGGAATGTTTTTCAGGTGCATTTTATGGCTCTAATAGAAGTTTAAGAATCTCTGTAAATGCTGATTCATGGGGAACTGCTATTGATACATTTAGATTTGATGCATCACGCTCAAATGGTATTTATGGCAGTTCAAATACCGTTCAACCCCCATCACAAACAGTCCACATCTGCATCAAATATAAGTAGGTAAAAATGAGAAAATTAATAAATTTAATAACTAATGATTTAAACCAAAACGATTATCATTTTAATAAATTTTCATCTAATCAGATCGGAATTTTATATATATTGCCTGTAGATATTATTCCTGAAGACTGTCTTTCTTGTGATGGATACATATTAAAAATTAACGATTACAATAAACTTTACTCTGTAATCGGCAATAAATTTAATACAGGCGAAGAGGCGAATGACGAATTTAGAATTCCTGATTACAACATTACTGAAAAATTTTTGCAACCAAGTACAAATGTAGGAATAAAAAGAAATGCAGGTTTGCCGGCACATAAACATTATGAATTTTGTAGCTTAGTAAATGGAACTTCTTCAGATAATAAAACAAATCAACAATTAAGAAACGATATGCAAGTTAATTCATTATGGTACAGCGGTTATGCCGCATACAATTTAGCGAGAACAAGTTCTGCGGCAGATGTTGGGCTGTCATCTAATCCAACAAATTCTTCTATATATGGTCAATCTTCAACTGTCCAACCATCTTCAGAGACAGTTCATATTTGCATCAAATATAAATAGGAAAATATATGAAAATATCAAATCTTTTAACTAATCAATTAAATCAAAACGGATATTCAAAGAATATGCAAACAAAAGGAAAAATCGGAGCATTATTTGCATTCCCGATAAACCACACTCCTGATGATTGCTTATCTTGTGACGGATATTCTCTTTTAATTGTTGATTACAAAGATTTATATAATCTGCTCGGAAAATCATTTAATCAATTAAATGATCCTGATGATACATTCAGAATCCCTGATTACAATGTTTCAAAAAGATTTCTTCAACCGGGATCGGATGTTGGAACTTTAATCAATGCAGGACTCCCAAATATTACAGGTCAATGGCACAATGTCGGTGTTGAACCGGGAGCTGAAGGTGTTAGTGGTGCATTTGTAAATCACAATTGGGGAAGCAATTTCTTTTATCACGCAAGTGGTCGTGCTTGGGGATTGGGAGGTTTTGATTTTAATGCCGCTCGCTGTTCAGGAATTTATGGTGCATCTTCAACAGTACAACCCCCGTCACAAATTATTCATATCTGTATCAAATATAAGTAGGCAAAAATGGAAATAAAAAATCTCAAAACAAATCAATTAAATCAAAACGGATATTCAAAGAACGTGCAAACAAAAGGAAAAATTGGTGCTATTTATACATTCCCTGCCGATTATACACCTGATGATTGCTTATCTTGTGAAGGGTATTCTCTTTTAATTGTTGATTATCAAGATTTATACAAAATTCTCGGAACTAAATATAACAAATCAGGCGATGAATCAGGGACTTTTAGAATTCCTGATTACAACATTACAAAAAGATTTCTTCAACCGGGAACAGATGTTGGTACGCAAATTGCGGCAGGAATACCTGACCACACGCACACCGTATCTGCTTTTAATTGGGATAGTTCAGGTGTTGCCGAAGAGGGAAGAGGAAGTCCTGATTATGGTCATCAAAAAACACTTACAACGAGCAAAGCATCCGCAAGTAATGCAATTTATGGGAAATCCTCAACCGTTCAACCACCATCACAAATAGTTCATCTTTGTATCAAATATAAATAGGAAAATATATGGAAATAAAAAACCTTAAAACAAATCCCCTTAATCAAAATAATTACAATATAAATAAACAAACCCCCGATCAGATTGGCTCTCTTGTTGTTTATCCTGTAAATTACACGCACGAGAACACTTTGTCCTGCGATGGATATGTACTTTTAATTGAAGATTATCCTTTGCTTTATTCGGTAATTGGGAAAAAGTTCAACACAGGAACTGAACAAGCAACCGAATTCAGAATTCCCGATTACAATATTTCAGGTCGTTTTCTTCAACCGAGTTCAAGCCCTGCAACGAAAAAAGAAGCGGGTTTACCAAATATCACAGGTTCTGTTGGTGTCTGCGGTACGGGATATACCTGTACAGGTGCTTTTTATTACCTACAAAAAGGAAGTGCGTTATCAAATTCAGGCGAAGCAGATAATGTTCACGGATTTAATGCGGCACGCTGTTCATCGATTTATGGAAATTCAACAACAGTTCAACCGCCATCACAGGGCGTTCATGTATGTATTCGTTATAAATAAAGGAGTTTTATATGACATCACTATCAAAAGTTTGTCTGCATTGGACAGCAGGAAGCAATAAACCCTGCGATACCGATTTAAAAGCATACCATTTTTTAATTGATTCTTATGGTCGGATTTATCCGGGGACACATAAACCTGAAGATAATTTAAACTGTAAAGACGGAAATTATGCGGCACATTGCGGAGGTGGAAACACAGGATGCATCGGTATATCTGTTTGCGGAATGGCAAGTTTTAACCTGAATAAAAAAGAAACAAAATACCCTCTCACTCAAAAGCAAATCGAAACCCTGTGCTGTTTAACGGCTTATTTAACAATTAAATACGGAATTATTATTAAGGAAAATTCAGTATTTACTCACTACGAATTTGACCGTAAAAAAGCAAAACCTGAAGGCAAAATCGACATCACTTATTTACCTTATCTGCCGAATTTACAAATAATCAGGATTGGAGGTTATTTGCGAAACAAAGCCGAATGGTACAGAAAAAAGATTAAAGAAGGAAAGTATAAGTTAGAAAAGAAAGGAAGTTATTATGAATTTATTTGCGTTTGTTAAATCTTGGAAAGATTTTAGTTTTTTGTGGACATTGATTCAACCGTTTATTTTGAAACTTTTGAAAAAGAATGTTCC